TCACTAAACATGAGGTCAGCAGGTGGATGAAGGGACGATGCACACCATCTACGCTCGCTCGCATTCGCATCGAGTGTCTCGAGCAGCAGTACCTACCGCAAGAAGATGAGCAGTCACTTCCTACCGTGACCGTCGGAATACAGGGATAAGAGGAGAAATCATGATTGACAAAGAACAAATTATCTCTATCGCAGAGAAATACAAGTGGAAGTTTGTTGGAGAAGCATCGCGCAAGTTTCATCCCGCTGGAACAATGGAATTTGTTGATGGGACATTTGTAGCTCACGTGAATCCTACGACAATGAAACAAGAGGGCGAGAAGTTTTACGAGAAACTATTCCAGCAGGGTGCTTATGGAAAGGCAACATAGTTGAAGTGCTCTCGCGTCCATCCCTATACCGAGATCAACCCGATGCCTTCCGAGCAGACATTCTCCGAATCCCGACGCATGAGAAACTCGATGAGATGCTCTGGTCAGTCCACGACAACCACGACACGGTTGTCAAGGGCTGTAACAAGAGTGGCAAGACGTTCGGCGCGGCGGCTATCGTCCACCACTGGCTCTGCACGGAACCAGTCAGCATTGCGGTCACTACGGCTCCGAGCGAGAATCTCGTCGTTAATCTGCTGTGGCGAGACATCCGATACATTCACGATCAATGCAAGCTCCGGGGAACTCCACTCTATGCCACGCCGATTTTGCAATCGGAAATCCATATCAGTCCGAAATGGTATGCGATTGGCCTCACTGCGCGTAAGGAAAATGAGGCGTACTTTCAGGGTTTCCACTCCAAGCGAACCCTGTATATTATTGACGAGGCAAGCGGTGTTGAAACAGTTTTTTTCGATGCTCGGCAACGAATCGCACAAGGAAACGACGACCGCTTCCTTGCTATCGGAAATCCGTTCAGTCTCGGAGAGTTCTATCGTTGTTTCAGTAACTCCGCCTTCCACTCACTCACCATTGCTGCGCACGATCTACCCAATGTCAACGGACGCGGCGAACCGATACCGGGGCTTCTTGATCTCGATACGGTCGAAAGATGGCGGGTGGAGTACGGCGAAGATTCAATGTTCTGGACTACTCGCGTGCTCTCCAATTTCTGGGATGAAGGCAGTGACGGACTAATACCGCTCTCGTGGTTCGAGAAGGCGGTTGCGCGTGGGCTGGTTATGAAGGCCGCCGGGGAAGCAGGAAGGAAATCACTTAGCGTAGACGTTGCAGATGGCGGAGAAAGTGAAACCATTATCGGGCGAAGGATCGGGCGACTGGTTCTCCCCTTCGAGAGCTACGGAGTTCCCGATACCACCGCCATCGCGCACCACGTTGAACGAGATCTCAACAACGGCTACGAGATTGCCGTTGTGGATTCAAACGGTGTCGGATCGGGAACTGCGAGTACATTACGACACGACAAATATCCAGTTTACAGTTACAAAGGATCGTTTGCTACCGGCGAAACCGATAATACCGGAGAGCTAAAGTTTAACAACACGCGGAGCGCGGCTTATTGGGCGACCCGGGAATCTCTGAATCCAAACAACCCGGATGCCATTGGACTGCCGAATGATTTGAAGCTCCGCGAGGATTTAGTGGGTCTGAGATACCACGAGGTTGCAGGAGGCAAGATCGCAGTGGAGGAGAAGGACAAGGTGGTGAAGCGGCTCGGACGCAGCCCTGATAGGGGCGATGCACTCGCTATGCTGATCTACGGATCACAGAGGCGCGGTGCGTTTGTCCGACCGATAGCAGGACCAAACAAGAAACAGACCAAGAACCGAGGCCAGCTTGCCGACATCTTCTAAATTCTCCAAAGCAGTCCAAGCCTTTTTCAGCGAGTACGGCTACCAAAAGCGCGTGACCGGAGCATCGGCTGTACCCTCTCGCATGTTCGAGACCAGCGACAAAGTAGACGTGCCTATTGGATCGAAGGCATACGACCGCACTCTGCGCTCGGATAATGCTCAAAAACTCAATGCAAAATGCTGGGCTGCCTATAAGAAGAATCCGATCATTTGGGGATCAGTCGAGTTAGTGATCCGCGCTACGGTTGGCAAGGAAGCCAAACTGGTACATAACCTACTCGAAAGCGAGAAGCCGGAAGAGGTTGCACAGGCACAAAAAGTACAGCCGATTCTCGATGCATGGTGGAACGCACCGGAAAACAACTGGCCGTTGCTGGCCGAACAGGTACAGCGTGACTTGATTCTCTTCGGTGAGGTGATCCCACTTTTTCTTGTGAATCGCATGACGGGTGACGTGGAAGTCGGGTTTATCAATGCGAACTCTATCAAGGAGCTTGTACGAGACAAGCTGAACGCACGGCGGATACTCGGCGTGAAGGTACAGCTTGAAGGTGGCATTGATCGCGTTCTGAAGATCGTGCACAAGCACGCTGGCGGGGGGATGCCCGAAGAAAAGCCGGAGCCGTGGCGTGAGGTCTATACTAACGTTGCCGCTGACAAACTCGTCGGTCGTCACGTGGGGGAGGTCTTTTACTGGTCACTGAATCAGAGCCTTAGCTCACAGCGCGGGCATGGGGATTTCGCACAAGTGCTTGACCCAGCTAATGATGCGCTCAAGATCGTGCGCGGAATCACTGACCGAATCCAACTCAATAACCGCGTTTGGTCAGAATTGATTTTTCCCGACACTTACACGCCGGAACAGATCAATGATATGCTTGATCCGACGAGTACGAATTATATCAATCCGCCAAGATTTGATGATGATCCAAACAAAGAAGAAGAAGATGATTTCCGTGTTTTCGGGCATTCGACAAACATAGAGTTCAAGCTGGTGAATCCGGGGATCGCGGCAACCGAGAACGTGGAAGTGTTCAAGATGGCACTGGCTACGTTTTCGGCGGGTACGAACATCCCGCTGCATTGGATGGGATGGGCGGATGAGTTGACCTATGCGAGCGCACAGGACATCTCGACGATCACGATCAAATATTTTACTGACCGCCAGAATCAGTTCAAGCGGGTGATCAAGGCGGCTACGAATTTCCAGATTGACCAAAAGCGGATATTCACCTCAGCGCTTGATGGCATCCCCGACGAGGTGATTTACGATTATGATGTGGTATTGCCGCCGATAGACACGCGCTCGCTGGAGCAAATCGTGGGAATCATGAAGCAGCGGGTTGACGCTATTCTTGCCGCGAAGCTCGGCGGTGTGATAGACCCAGAACAGATTCAAGACCTCATTCAGCAGGCGTTGCGGGACGGCGGGTTTAAGGTGGCTGGATGAGCAAACGGCAAACCCTTAACGACTTCCCCGTTGAAAGGCGCAAGCTGGCCGGCTTGGTGAAGGCTCCGTGGAACCCACGGCAAATGCCCGACGATCAAGCCGAGGCTCTCAAGCGGTCGGTGCAGGAGTTCGGTACGGTCGAGCCGATAGTGGTCAACCGCACCACTGGCAACATCGTTGGCGGTCATATGCGACTTGACGCGCTGCTTGCGCTCGGCGAAACAGAAACAGACGTGGTGGTCGTGGAGTTGACCGAGGAGCGCGAGAAGGCTCTGAACATTGCGCTCAATCGGATCAGCGGAGAGTGGCAAGAGGATAGACTCGGTGAGCTTTTGCGGGAACTCCAAGAGAGCGGAGATGTTGGACTGACGGGATTTTCGCAAGAGGAACTGGCGGAACTACTCAACAAAGAAAACAAAGAGGAGATAGATTCCGTTCCCATCACATCACTTCGAGAAGTTGTTGTTGAGTGCGAGTCAGAAAAAGAACAAGAGCGCGTGTTCAATCAACTATCAGAGATGGGACTAAAGTGCCGCATTTTGACATTGTAAAAGAACACACGGCGGATAAAACATTTCGCGTTGCGTCTGTACTCGGTCGCTTTGATCTACAGAGCGAGAAGATAAAAGAGCACTTTGCTGGTGATCTGTCTATTGAAAGTAATGATTGGTCTGTTGGTGTGATCTATGGAGCGAGCGGTACGGGGAAATCTACAATAGCCCGCGAGCTTTTCCCGAATGATTATATTCAGGCGTTTCCATATGAGAAACGAGCGGTAATAGATGAAATGCCGAGTGAGTGTAGCTTTGAGAGCATCACGGCGACATTCAACGCGGTAGGATTTGCAACCGTCTGGAGTTGGCTTAAGCCGTTCAGTGTGCTTTCTACTGGCGAGCAGATGCGCGTCAACATAGCCCGCGCAATACTCGAGAACAGAAATCTCATAGTGTTTGACGAGTTCACTTCCGTTGTGAACAGAGAGGTGGCTCGCGTTTCTTCGTTTGCCATTAGCAAAGCGATTCGACGCGCAAAAAAACAATTCATTGCTGTTACTTGTCATGATGATATTCTCGATTGGCTTGAGCCAGATTGGACATTCTGTACTGATGACATGATATTCGTAAAAAAAAACGATTGCGTCCACAAATCAAATTGGACATCTATCGAGTTAACAAATCATGGTGGAGTATTTTTAGACGCTATCACTATTTGAATACGGAGCTTCATCCTGCGGCGCATTGTTATGTGGCGTTTATCGAAAATAGACCGGTTTCATTCTTTGCAGTCTTGCATTTTCCTCATTCGCGTGAAAAGAAATTTAAGCGCGGTCATCGTCTTGTTGTACTTCCAGACTATCAGGGCGTTGGGATAGGGCACTTATTTAGTACGCGAATTGCAGAATACTACAAACGACACGGGTTCAGATTTATCATTACAAGCTCAACGCGCTCTTTATTCAAGCAACGAAAAAGCGACGCACGATGGCGCGTCACTTCTTGCGGTCAGAAGATGCCACACAGAGGCATTGAGTCTATTGGCTCGTCAAGGCGACTTACCTACAGTTATGAATATATCGGCGAATCATAAAGTGACTGCGCGCCCCGCGTTGGAATCGGGTCAATTTTGCGAACATCGCAAATCACCCATGCAAACGCACCCGGATACGGATCGCAGCAGGCATCTATCCAATCGATTGAACGCATTGGACGACAGTCAACGAGCGTTACAATCGCCAACGCGCAACCGGCGGGATAGATGTCGGGCCTCCGCGAGGAGACGATGAGCAACTCTCCGCGATAGGACGTCTGCCATGTGCGCGTCTCGATTGTTTTTTGGCCGGATGCTATCAGGTTTGCCCACGGCTGGCGAACAGAAAGTGCTTTCATGCCCACGACCTGAGCGGCGAGTTGTCGGGCAGCGTAAAGTTCAGGGCGTGGCACAGATCGGTATAAGTCGGATCGGTAATATCACAGTCTGCGAGCCATGCGATGGCTGCGTGATATTGCCTGCGACCGATACGCATAAACCGCGAGCGGTCAAGCAGATCGCCATGTACCACGGCAACTACGCGCAGATGTCGCGGGCCGGATTGTACGATGTGCAGATAAGTCATGGGATTCTCCCGTTTGGGGTGTTTGGTGACAGATGCAATATACTAATGATTTCATTAATTTGCAAGGACTATTCCACTTATTTTTTTATCCCTATGTGTTTTATCAACTTATAAGATACAAATGCCTGAATCCCCGCTTGACATCGCGATCCTGCTCGACGATCAGGAACTCATCCGCCTCGTGGCGACGTGGCCGAAGCTGAACGAAGAGTATAGGAAAGAGCCGCGAGACGTTGCGATTGCTGCGAACATTTCAAGCGATAGAATCAATGCGCTACTTTTCCGCGCAAAGATGCATGGGCTTATCTACGACGACGGCAAGATCAATGGGTATGCGCAGAAGTATATTTCGGGGATTATCGGTTCACGGATAGCCGAGCAGGTAGGCAAGACAAGCAAGGCGAAGAAGTAATGCCCCTGATCCGTTCCGACAGACCCTCTGCACTGCGTCGCAATATCGAGCAACTGAAGAAAGACGGCTATCCAGAAGCACAGGCGATTGCGATAGCCCTACGCATTCGACGGGAAGCGAAGAAAAAGAAACATGCCCGCCAGCCCTGAACAGATAGCCCGCTTCTCGCGGCGCATTAAGGACATGCAGAACGCGGGGCTTAATCTCAGTAATGAGACGAGGCTCCGCGTTTATCGCGTTGTCGAAAGTCACCGCTCTGTTATCAATGACGCGATTCGGCAATCGCTCGTAGACGACGGAAAGGTCTTGCCATCAAGTGCCGCTCCGAGGGTATCGGACGTGATCCGAGCCGAGAGCGACAAGATGGCCGAAGAGATACGGCTTGTCCTGAACGATGCACAAGTAGAAGCGATTGCAACGGCTTCCACGCGAGCGCAGATGTTCGCAGACACAGCGGAACTCGAAGGGCTATTCTTCTCGCCGAGCGCAGAGCTTGCCTTGACTGCACAACGGTACGCCGCCGATCTTGTCGTGAGCATCACACCGGAACTCATGGCCGAGGTTAATCCGATTCTCGGACGTGCGGCAATCGGCGGGATCAGTCCGTTCAAGGCGATGGAGCAGATTGACCTTGTGATCGGCAAAAGCGGAACAGGTGGCGTGAGCTATCAAGCCGAGCGCATTGTGCGAACCGAAGTGAACCGAATCTACTCAGTAGCTCTGGACACACAGTTGCAGAGCATCGCAGCCCACATGCCTAATCCACAGGCTCTTGAGAAAGTGTGGGTGAGCGGGCTGTGGAGACCGGGGAGACGTGAAGGGCATCGGCGCATGGACGGTCAGACGGTGAAATTCCATGAGCATTTCATAAATCCCGATACTGGCAACCGGCTCATGTATCCACATGACCCTGACGCACCAGCATCAGAGACGATCAATTGCGGCTGCGCATACGTACTCAGCGCGGCCAGTGTAGCCGAGGCTCTTGTGTAGTTCATATAAAGCGTATCAGCCTGCTGCCTCTTCGCATTTCGCGGGGGGGCTTTTCTGTGTGTACAAATGTCAACTCCGTTGCGTTCAAGGGCGGTGTGTGAACATCTGTCTATTTACAAACGGCAAGTTCTGTATTAAATAGTGACGTACAGAACAAAGGGATTTTACCGATGCTGACGCAATTTCGACTGCTCGGATCGAAGAGCACAACGAAATTTGAAATTATGGCCATCTCTGTAGGGCCGTGGGGAAAACTAAGCCCGAACGGTCGTGAGATATACACGACAGAAAAATCGCTCCGTCCCATCGTGCCGCTCTTTGATGGCCTTGAAGTTTATGAGTGGGAGATGAATCCCGGAACTAATGACCATCTCCCAACATTAGTTCGTGCTGCCATGAAGGCGACCGGCACGAAAATATTGAATAACAAAAGAGGTGTTCTTTCTACGCCACGCTTCGGTGCTGCGAGTGACGGGAAGCTGGGAATCATAGCTGAGTTTGATGCAACGAATGAAGATACGGCCAGAAAGTTTTTAGAGTTTTTGTCTGGGCAAGCCAAAGAAACAGACGGCTTCTCTATTGACGGAGAAACCAAATGGAATATGGAGATAATTGACGGGAAGGCTTATGACGTACCGATTGTCTCTGCTCTCGATTCATTAGACATAGTGAAATATCCGGCGGCGGACGGGAAGGTTCTCCGACTGGCCGCATCTCGAAACATCAAGGAGGGAACTGAAATGAACCTAACAGCCAAGCAAAAGGCGATCCTGACCGCTTTGCTGCA